GGCCTCTATTACAAACCGCATTAAAACCGTACAATTTCCAATAGGAAGGATTGCATCATGGCAGTACCAATCAGCAACGTGACCCGCAGACAGGTGTATTCGCCCAGTGGCTCTGGCGGCGCTGGCCCATACTCATTCACGTTTGAGATCTTGGCCAACACAGACATCGCTGTCTACAAGGACGACACGCTGCTGACGCTGACCACCCACTACACGGTGACCATCAATGCCAATGGCACCGGCTCAGTGACGATCACCGCAGCTGGCCTGGCACTGTCTCCGACATCGCCAACTCAGTACGCCATTGTTGGCAATCGCACCATTCAGCGAACATCTGATTTCACCACTGGCGGTGACTTCTTTGCCAACACCATCAATGATGAGCTGGATCAGCAGACCATCTTTGCCCAGCAAAACTCGGAAGGTTTGCAGCGTGCATTGACAGCGCCTCAAACAGATCCGACCAGCATTGACATGACGCTGCCAAGAGCATCGGTGCGTGCCAATAAAACGCTGGCTTTTGATTCAAATGGAGATCCAACAACCGGCGAAGTTATCGGTGACAACCGAGGCAATTGGTCTGCTGCTGTTGCATATAACAAGCGTGACATTGTCAAAGACACAAGCAATGGAAATATTTATTACGCCAATACTTCGCATACATCAAGCGGATCACAACCAATCAGCACCAATGCTGACAGTGCCAAATGGGATTTGATTGTTAATAATGCAAGCGCAGGTTCATCAGCTACAGCCGCAGCTGCATCTGCATCTGCTGCGGCTACCAGTGCCAGCAATGCATCCACGTCAGCGAGTAACGCATCAACTTCAGCTACAAACGCAGCTGCCTCTGCGAGTACTGCTTCGACCCAAGCCAGCAATGCATCAACAAGTGCAACCAATGCTGCTGCTTCTGCCAGCACTGCAAGCACCCAGGCCAGCAATGCTTCAACATCTGCGACAAACGCAGCCGCAAGCGCAAGCACTGCATCAACACAGGCAAGCAATGCCAGCACAAGTGCAAGCAATGCATCTACCTCTGCAACGAATGCGGCCAACAGTGCCAGCACAGCAACAACGCAAGCCACAAACGCATCCAACAGCGCATCAGCTGCAAGCACTTCAGCAAGCAATGCGAGCACAAGCGCAACAAACGCGGCCAACAGTGCGACCGCATCAGCCAGTTCAGCTACCTCTGCCGCTGCTTCTGCTGCTGCAGCCGCAGCCAGCTTTGATGCCTTTGATGACATCTACCTGGGTGCCAAGTCAAGCGATCCATCTGTTGACAATGATGGCAATGCATTAACTACTGGTGACCAGTATTTCAATACCACGGCCAATGAGCTTCGCGTGTACAACGGCAGCACATGGCAAGCGGCATCCACTGTGGGTGGCACGGTTACCAATTTAACAGTCACCAATGGTGCGTCTATTCAAGGCCTCACCGTAGGCCGTGGCGCAGGTGCTGTGTCTACCAACACTGCGGTGGGTGCGAGTGCTTTGGCAGGTTCAAACACGGGCATAAACAACACAGCCATTGGCTCGTCTGCGCTTGTGTTAAACACATCAGGAAATCGCAATGCCGCCGTTGGGTCAGGAGCTTTGGGAAGCAACACTACGGGTGTTGAGAACACCGCAGTTGGACATGATGTTTTATCTGGAAACACTACGGGTTCATACAATGTGGCGTTTGGAAGAAGCGCAATGTCTTCCAATAGTACAGGCTCAAATAACTCTGCAATTGGATTTGCCGCACTTGGATCCAACACCACAGCCTCAAACAACACTGCTGTGGGGTATCAGGCGGGGTATACAAATAGCACGGGCATACAAAACCTGTTTTTAGGGGCACAAGCGGGATATACAAACAATGGAACCAGCAATATTGCAATTGGGTTCCAGACTCTTTACTACAACTCATCTGGCGGCTCCAATGTTGCAATTGGCGTTCAAGCCCTTGTCAACAACACCATAGCCTCAAACAACACTGCTGTAGGGTATCAGGCAGGGTATAGCAATACCACAGGAGAGCGCAATGTTTCTCTTGGTTACCAAGCTGGATATGCCGCAACGACAAACGGGTATAGCACTTTCTTAGGTACTTATTCTGGCCTTGGCACAACAGGACAACGTAACACTTTTATTGGCGAGGGTTCTGGTTACCTTGTAACTTCTGGCGCTCAAAACACCATCTTGGGTCGCTACAACGGCAACCAAGGCGGCTTAGACATTCGCACAGCAAGCAACTACATCGTGCTGTCTGATGGGGATGGGAATCCAACGCTTGTGTCAACTGGCGTAGGTTCAATTTCTGCAAATAACACTACTGTTGGAAGTAATTCAGAATTTTGTTTAATGCGAGGCTCCGTTAAGCGATGGTTTATATGGAATGATGCAACCACCAATCGACTTAACATTACGCCAGCATCGTTTACGTCTGGTGTTTATTTAGCAGACACAGCAACATCTTGGGCTGCATATTCTGACCGTCGAATCAAATCAGACATTGTTGATCTTGAGTACGGCTTAACTACTGTAATGGCAATGAAGCCACGTCGATACACTGTTACCGCTAACGGCGAAAACAGCATCGGCTTTGTTGCGCAAGAGTTGCGGCCTGTATTGCCAGAAGCCGTTGTTGGAGAAGAAATTGAATTTAGCGATAACGACACTCCACAAGAGCGCTCTTCCAAAACGATGGGCATTGCAAAAGATAACATCATTCCCGTTTTGGTCAAAGCCATCCAAGAACTCAAAGCAGACCTTGACGCAACCAAGGCTGAACTTGCCGCATTGAAAGGCCAAGCATGATTGAACTTACCGAACAAGAGCAAATTGCCAAGCACTACAGTGCCTGCATGGATAGCGTAAGCCTCATCAATGCTGGCAAGCCAGAAGACATTGAAGATGCTGAGTGGGCAGATTGCCTGTCCCGCAACAAAGAGCATTTGAAGATCATGCTGGAAAAGGACTTTTGGACGACAGAAGACCTTGAGCCACTAAGAGATGCCAGTGAATGAGTGAAAGCACAGAAACTAAACTTGCTGTGCATGAAGCCATTTGCACTGAGAGAATGAAATTTATTTCTGACTCTTTGAGCAAGGGTTCTGAGCGCATGACAAAGATTGAGTACTTGCTCTATGCCGTGATCGTGGCCGTCTTGCTCGGGCCTGGAGCTGCTGCCTCGCTGTTTGCAAAGATTTTTGGTTTGTAAGATGTGGATCCAATATCAATACTCATGCTTGCAAGCAGCGCATTCAGCGCTATCAAGCAGGGCATTGCCACATACAAGGATGTCAAAAACACTGCCGGTGACGTTAAGAAAATTGTCGGTGAAATTGCTGGGATGTTTGGGCCAAACCCAACCAAAGAGCAAAAAAAGCAAATCGTTGCAGAGCAAAAGCGTGTCCAGGAAGTCGCAGCCTACGACCCCAACCAGGTCATGGGAGATATTGCAAAGCGCTTGGGTGAGTTCATGCGGCACATGCAGCAGATCCAAGACTTTTACAAAGAGGAAGAGCGCAAGTCAAAGGAAGAAGTTTACGAAGGCGTTGACTCTCTGGCTGAGCGTGCCTTGCAGCGCACCCTTGTGCTCACCCAGTTGAGGCAGATGGAGACTGACTTGCGCGAGCAAATGATTTATCAGTCGCCGCCAGAGTTGGGAGATTTGTGGACACGGTTCAATGAGATGCGTGAGCAGATTGCAGTTGAGCAAGAGCAAGCCAGGGAAGTGCGTGATCAGCGTGAGGCACAGGCAAGATGGCAACGAAGAAAAATGATCGGGGATCTGCAAGACAAAGCAATCTACCTGGCCGCCGCCTTGTCAGTGATCGTGTACCTGACCGTGTTTTGGTCGCTGCTGGTAATGGATCGAAAAGTTCGATGGGGTTTTTGATCGCACTGGTGTGCATGGTCTTGGTGTTCTTGCTGATGCTGCCAATTGTTGGCATCATGTACTTCGATACATTGAGCACGCAAAAGGAAAGCAAGGCCCAGATCGAACGAATGGAGAGGCTGCGCAAGCAACTTGAGGAAGAGCGCAAAAAATTGGAGCAACGTGGTGAGTCAAAATAAATTTCTGTATTGCGTCATCGTAATCAGCCTGTTGTCCATCTTGCTGCTGGTGTCTGGTTGCGAAGATCGTTATCGTTACGTCTGCCAGAACCCAGACAAGTTTGACTTGCCTGAGTGCCAAAAGCCACGCTGCCTATTCACACAAACCTGCCCCGAATATTTGGTCGCCCCAGTTTTAACAAACAAAGTTGAACCACCAAAGGCTGAAGATGCTAAAAAATAAATACACCGCAGAAGACATTGAGATCAGAATCTGGGGCTTTGTCGTTGTCTGCATAACCGTGATCCTCTTTGGGATCGTTTTTGTACTGCTCTACAGCTTAATTTTTGTCGTTCAACCGATCAAGAGTATGGCCCCACTCGACATGCAGTTCTCTAAAATCTTGAACGACATCGTGCTTTTGCTTGTTGGCGGTATCGGCGGCATTGTGGGAAAGCGTGCAGTTGGATCTGTCAGCCAGGCCATGAGCCCAACGCCACAACCTACACCTACCCCTGCCCCGGCTGCGCCAGCTCCTTCTAGCCCTGTTTCTGCGCCTCCCAGCGGTGCTCTTCCGATATGGGTCAACCCGCCGCTTGATGAGAACTGGTCACCACCACCGCCACCGACCACGCCACCCAGCCTGGAGGATGACGCAGAGCGCGAGCTGCAAGCTGAAGCCAGGGCATCAGTCAAATGATCGGGCTACCAAACCCCTACCTGATCCTGGGCGCAGTTGTTGTCTGCACGTCTGCCTACTTCTATGGCCACCACAAGGGCTGGGTTGGCCGCGATCAAGAGATGCAAATTGAAATTGCAAAGAAGAACGCAGAGGCCAGAGAGACAGAGCAAAAACTCACGGCACAGATTACTGAAACATCAACAAAGCTTCTGGAGGTCAACAATGTTGTCAATCAAAAACAGTCTGCTCTTGATCGCGCTATCAGTGCTGGTCGGGTGCGCCTCCCGGCCACAGGTTGTGTATCAGCCGCCCCAAGTGCCCCCGCTGCCACCGGAAATTGGACTGAAGCGAGAGCCCAACCTGACAGACCGGCTGACACGCCTTCTGATGAGGAGCGAGAAGTCCTCCGACTCATCGCCCAAATCACAGCCGACGGCGACCGGGCCATCAACCAGCTCAACGCCTGCATCGACAGCTACAACCAAGTGATGGGGGCAATCAATGCTAAACGCTGAACAACTGACCAGGCTCCACATTGATGTCAAGTGGGTTGACCCACTGAACGAAACCTTTGAGCGCTTTGGCATCACCACCAAGAATCAACAGGCCTGCTTCATTGGCCAGTGCTCACATGAGTCTGGCAACTTCAAACTGCTTGAGGAAAATCTGAACTACAAGGCCGCGACGTTGATGCGCATCTGGCCAAAGCGGTTTCCCACACTGGAGATCGCCAACCAATACGCGGGTCAGCCACGCCTTATCGCCAACAAGGTTTACAGCGGTCGCATGGGAAATCGGGACGAGGCCAGCAATGATGGGTGGATGATGAGGGGCAGAGGTCTGGTTCAGTTGACCGGCGCGGACAACTACCATCATGCAAGTAAAGCGCTGGGTGTTGACCTGGTCACCCAGCCCGACCTGGTGGCCACGCCCAAGTACGCTGCCATGACCGCCGGGTGGTTTTGGTCAACCCACAAATGCAATCCCCCCGCTGATGCTCTTGATCACCAGCGGTTAACCAAAATCATCAATGGGGGGAGCATAGGGCTCTCAGACCGCATCAAGCACACCAACGAGGTGCTCGCGGTTCTTTGATCACTGCGCAGCGCCCAGCGCATTGAGTCGGCGCTGATATGCGCTTGTGTGCCGCAGCCGCTTGAGCGTGTCAACCCGCTGGATGGTTTCTTCATTGATCTGCTTGAGCTCTTTGAGCGCTGTCATGCGATCCCTGGGTGGCCGCTTACCAGCCTTGGCCGTCTTGTCGGCCAGCTCTTCGTAGGCATCTTGCCATTCATCCAAGCTTTGGTGAACTGAGAAGGGCTGCTCTTTGCCGGGCACCAGCAGCGGGTAACCAATCACCTGGGCAGGCTCATCAGGTGAGCTTGCCTCATGCACTTCGGGAATGTCCACCACTTCAAAGCGCTCGATTAGTTTGTCTGCAAAAGCAATGGCATCATCAATGGCATCGAGCACAGGGTCTGGCTCGACCGTGTCAGCGAACGCGGCTTCGATTGCAGCCGGGTCGGTGATCTCATTCTCGATGGCCACCGGCGCAGGCTTGGCCACCATGTCCAGCGGGTTGGCTGGCTTGGCCACCGGCCTGGGCTTGGCTTCGTCAGGGTAGTCCTGGGCTTCTTCGGCGGTGATCAGACCTTTGAGCACGTCAGGGAAGGCATCGCGCAGCGCAAACCCGCGAGCTCGCATCTGCATCATGCGCTTGGGGTATGCCGACCAAGGGCCACCCTTGCCCCACAACCCAGCACGCTTGGCATCCTCGACGCTGAACCTGGCGGTCACCGGCTTGCGCCCTTTGCGCTTGGCCACGCACACGGCCACAGGGTTGGGCGTTCCCTCGCCTTCAAAGAACTCCTCCACATCTTCGCAGACCGGGCTGGCCTGCACCAAGGCCATCATGGCATCACCATAAACGCTGGGCTTGCCGTTGATCACAGCGATATTTTGCAGGGCTTGCATGGGTGCCAGGCCCAGCTCCATACCCCAATGCACGCACACCAGGATGTCCTGGGGCTTGCCCTGGTAGGCCTTTGGCACCATGCTGGAGTTGGCCAGCATGTCGCTGAACTGGATCGCCTCGGTGAGGGTGGCTGGGGCAAAGCCCCGATTAGTTGTTGTCAATTGCATTGATGTCTCTCTCGGATAGGTAGGTTTGCATGGTGGTGAAAATGAGGTTGGCCATCGCGTCAACGAATGCCTCGGCCTCATCATGGCTGCAGTCGGCGGCATTGAGCAGGCACATCACCGTTTGCTCATAGGCATGCCTGATGGCAGGGTTGTCAGGCAGGTTCATGGCTGCAGCTCCTTGATCGACAGCGTGCTCTGGCGCACAGAGTAGGCTTCTTTGGCCGGGATCAGGCGCTCTGCTTGCGCTTTGTAGTTGCGCATTGGCCAATTGATGATGAACTTGCCTGCCTTGCCACGCTCGGCCTGGCCCAAGCGTTCCTTGATCAGCTTCTCTGCCTCCTCAATGCCAGCTTCAGCAGATCGTATGGCTGCCTTGTTGTTGACAATCGCCTGTGCCAGATCTTCAATGGTGCTGTCCAGCTCGATCTCTTCTTTGGCAGCGGCCATGGGGTAGATGCGATCCAGCTCTTTGCTGCTGGCTGGTGGATACCAGTCAATCGCGCCAGTCTCTTTGTAGTTGAGCAGCTTCGCATCAAAATGATTGACTGCTTCAATGATCGCATTCTGTGTCTCGGGATGACGCGCAAACAAAAACACGCGCAGCTCGATGCCCTGGTACAACACGCAGACAGCGCCCCACTTGTGGCCGGTCACCAGCATCTGGCCCTGCAGCTGAATCGGGCCACGCGCCAGGTGAGGGACATCTTCAGGTATGGTCTTGGTCAGCTTGGCCTCAAGCACACCAGGCCCGTCGAGCACGATGGCGTCTTGGCCAATCACATAGATGCCTTGCTCTGGATCAGTAAGCCAAATTTGGCCATCACCAAACCCAACGCCATCAAGCGAGCACTGCAACGCAATGTCTGGGTGTGTGTAGGGTGTGGTGATGTTGACATCAAATGACTCAAGTCCAAGGCGCTGCGCAGCCTGGGTCAAGATGACCGGCTCAAGTGTGTTGCCCCAGGCCATGGCTTCATTGCCAATGTCGGGGCGCTCTTTGCCATCGATGGCGTTGATCGAGAACTGCAGTTCATCATTGGGGCTGCTGTATTTGCTGAAGCCCATGAGGCCGGGTAAGCGGCTGGCGCTCATCTCTTTGTCGTCGGTTAATTTACCTGCCATTTTTCACTCCTTGTTTGTGGCGAGGGAATAGACGCGCACCACACGGGCGTGCGCCTGGGGATGGGTGGCCTCGGTGTGGCCAACCTTGCGGAACTGCTTGGTGCGGAACACCGCGCCCAACACAGATGGGTGCAAACCAGGTGGCACTTCAATCAACTCTCTGATGTCATTGATTGATACCTGCCCTTTGCGCATGCATGTAAAAACTGCCACAACACGACAGCGCTCCAAAAATTCATGCTCAGTCTCTTCAAAAATATCGAGCTGGCGGTCGCGCATGTCGCGGCCAGCCTGGAGGTTAGCTGTTGGCATCATTGCGCTCCTTGGTCTTCATGCGTTTGACAGTCTGCTGGGCCTTGAGCTCGGCCTCGCGCTCTTCTTTGGGCAGCCAGCCGTGCTTGCGCCAGGTTTGCTCCACGTTGGTGGATGCAGCGTTGATGTACTCCGCGCCTTCCAGCAAGGTTTTTTTGGGGG